GACAAAGTTACTTTAGAGAATATGGTGAGTTGGTAATCTGTTATGATTCTAAACACTATTGGAGAAGAGACTACTATCCAGAATACAAAGCTAGTAGAAAGAAAACTAGAAACAATTCTGGTCACGATTGGGATGATATTTTTGAATGTCTTAACATGATCAAAGAGGAGATCACAGACAACTTTCCATATAAAGTTCTTGAGGTATATGGTGCAGAGGCTGATGATATCATTGCTGCACTTTGTCTGGAACTAGAATTTGATAATGGTAATACATTAATTTTGTCTGGTGACAAAGACTTTGTTCAGTTACAAACATATAACAACGTCAAACAATATAGTCCCATCACCAAAAAATTTATTAATAATGGTGATCCAGCTGAGTATCTTTATGAACATATTCTAAAAGGAGATACCAGCGATGGTGTTCCAAATGTCTTGTCGCCTGATAATACATTTGTAGATGGATTACGACAGAAACCATTGAGCAAAAAGAAAATTGCTGAGTGGGCAGGCCCACTGTGTGAACAGTTGTTACCAAATGATGAAGTCCGACGAAATTTTCAAAGGAACAAAAAATTAATTGACCTTAGAGAATCACCAAAGGAGCTATTTCTAGAGTGCTTAAAAGCATACGAAGACGCTCCAGAAGGGGACCGCAGCAAACTACTAAATTACTTTATAGAGAACAGGCTCCAAGAGCTGATGAATAGTATAGGAGAATTTTAATATGACACCGCTTATCTCAGAAGTGCTGGCGAAAGTTGCCAAAGCAAAGACTAAAGAACAAAAGGTTAAAATTTTGAGGGATCATGATACGGCCCCTCTAAGGATGATTTTGAAATCGTCATTTGACCCTTCAATCGAATGGGAGCTCCCAGAGGGTGACGTTCCATATGTAAAAAATGATGCTCCAGAAGGAACTGAACATACGAATCTAACGCATGAATCACGACTTCTATTTCACTTCATCAAGGGTGGAAATCCGAAGTTGACGCCTCTACGGCGTGAGAATATGTTTATTCAACTCCTAGAGGGGTTGTGTGAAGAGGAAGCAGATATCGTGATTCATGCGAAGGATGGGGCCCTCCATAGAAAATATAAGGGATTGACTGATGCCGTAGTCAAGGAGGCGTTTGGTTGGACTGAGGAATACATGCAACCAGATTCTTCCGATATTATACCCGGCCATGAACAAAGATTCTAACTTTTTTTGAGAATCTTTATGAATCAATGACTTAGACGCTACGATTTTGCTTGACATATCTTATTTCTTGTGGTATTATGTATATATGATGAGAAATAAGGAAATGGTGATGAAGAAAACAGTTGCAACAGTCAAATATCGCTTTTATGGAAAATATGACCATGAGAAGACGTTTGAAACCTACAAGGAAGCCAAAGGTTTCTTCTACGGGTTCGTTGTGAAACGCCCGAATGTTACTGGTGAATTGATAGCTGCTAATGAAATTGTTTGGGGTTAAGAGTCATTATGATTGGTATTGAGATTAAAGGTGGTCTGAAGAAAGACCGTAAACTGGCAGACGAAATTGTCTGGTGGTGCATGGATACGTTGATGCCTCGTCATCGTGTATTGGATATCAACGTTACTTTCAAGAAAACATTTGAAGATGGAGCTCACGGATTTTGTTATCAAGGTGATGATGACCGTGATTTCTTCATTGATATTGACCATCGTTTAAGCCGGGCTGTCTCAAAAGTAGATTTTATCGAAACCATCATCCATGAAATGGTCCATGTGTGGCAGGGCGCAAGCGGCCGCATGAAGGACCGTTTCAAGGGTGGTTATAAACAATTGTGGAAATGTAAGGACGGCAAGTACCGTAATTATGGTTCCACCAAATATGAAAGGCAACCTTGGGAAGTTGAGGCCTATCGTTTACAGGGCCCGCTGACCAAGATGTTTATGGAAGAATTTGGCATTGAATGAAACAATCGCTAGTGTAATAATGATGTTGGGTATCTCTAACCCAGTATCATTACCAGAAAAACCAATTTATGACGATTTGCAATCGACAAAATGTCTCGCAATGAATATGTATCATGAGGCAAGAGATCAAGGAACTGCTGGAATGATTGCTGTCTCTGCTGTTGTACTCAACAGAGTGAATGACAAGAGATTTCCAAACTCTGTGTGTGGGGTAGTCTTTCAAGCGCAAATGAAAAAGTCATGGAAAACTGGAGAGCCTGTTCCTATTAGAAACAAGTGCCAGTTCAGTTGGTATTGTGATGGCAAATCAGATGATGTAACAGATGAAGAAGCTTACAAAAAGGCACTTGACTTATCTTCTCTGATCATGCATAATGATATTAAGTTCGTTGATATAACTGATGGTGCTACACACTACCATGCTGATTATGTCAAACCGGATTGGGCGAAGACTAAGGTGAGAACGACAGAGATTGGTGATCACATTTTCTATAGATGGGAAAAGAAATGATAAGAACATTTGACGAATACCAAGAATTTGCAAAGACAACTGCTATCTATCCAGACAATGCCAAGGTAGTGTATCCAACACTAGGGTTGTCTGGTGAAGCTGGAGAAGTTGCAGAGAAGGTGAAGAAGAATATCCGAATGAGTAAATTTGGAACCTTTGAATACTATGGTAATGAACTTGATGAGATTGCGAAAGAACTAGGTGATGTTCTGTGGTATATATCAGCAATTGCAAGTGATATTGGATATGACCTAGAGATTATCGCTCAGATGAATGTCGATAAATTGAAGTCAAGAATGGAACGTGATAAACTACAAGGAAGTGGAGACAACCGATGAACTTGAAATATTCAAAAGATGTAGTGAAAGACTACGATAAATTAAGTGATGGCCGTCAAGAATACATCATCAAATGTGCTGAGAAGAAAGGTGTTACCGTGACTGAATATCTCTTGGAGAAGTATGGCCAATGAATATTTTCTATCTAGACCGTGACCCCATTACTGCTGCACAAATGATGTGTGACAAGCATGTGGTCAAGATGATCCTAGAGAGCGCACAGATGCTCTCTACAGCGCATCGTGTCCTTGATGGCGATAAGTATGCTGAGAAGATGGGTCTATACAAGTTGGCTCACAAGAACCATCCTAGCACCATTTGGGTGCGTTCCAGTGAGTTGAATTATCGGTGGTTGTGGGAACACTATGTTGCTCTAATGGATGAGTATACCTATCGTTATGGTAAAACACATGCCACATCCAGATTGCGTGGTGCTTTGGATAAAACACCAAAGAATATGCCTCCTATACAACTTACCGATACTTTCACTGCTCCACCTCAATGTATGCCTGATTACTGCAAAGGTGAAGACACAGTTCTTGCATATCAGAATTACTATATACTAGAGAAGTCAGGATTTGCAAAGTGGACTAAACGAGAAACACCAGTATTTTTTGTGGAGAAATACGATGCAACGAGAACCTTATTGGGACTACATGAAGCGGAGGCTAAGTGAGGAAGATATGAGAGAATCTTTGCACTCAGTGTTGAATGAGGGACAAAAAATGGAACTCAATAAAATTTTTAATGAGACAAATATTTTAAAATCTCAAACAGAAGAGTTGCAGGGACAACTACAGGCGGCTTACAAGAGGATAAAGATTTTAAATGAATCTGTCACTAAGCAAAGTGACAAAATTCTTAGATTGGAAAAATTGGTTCCAACTAAACAATTGGAGTTTGAGTTTTAATGCCAGTATATACATTTTTGAATAAAGAAAGTGGCATGGAGTACGATGAGAATGTGCCCATGGCAGAATACGATGAATACATGAAGAAGAACCCTAGCCTAGAACGAGTATGGCATGGGAATGCACCAGCAATGGTCGGTGATCATATCAGTGGTGTAGGACCAAAGAATGACAGTGCATTTAATGATGTTATGAAAAATATTGCATCTAAACATCCAGACTCCCCTATGGCTGATAAGTACGGTAGTAGTAAGAGTACGAAACGTCTTCAAGCAGAAAACATTTATAAGAAACATAAGGCGAGAAAGTAAATGGCGTCTAAAAAACAACAAACTAAAGAGGTGAGTCTTGCAAGCCTCATTCCGATCAAACCAATCACAGATAATCAAAAAGTTATTTTTGATACTTGGAAGAAAGATAAAAATCAATTTCTTTTTGGTTGTGCCGGAACAGGTAAAACATTTGTTTCATTATATCTTGCTATGCAAGATGTTCTAGATTTAAAGAAACCCTACGATAAAGTTATTCTAGTTCGATCTCTTATTCCTACAAGAGAGATTGGTTTTCTGCCAGGTGACGAAGAAGATAAGTCGGCTCTGTATCAAGTACCATATCAGAATATGGTTCGCTTCATGTTTGAGATGCCCAATGAGCAGTCATTTAATAATTTATACGATAAACTCAAAGCACAGGGTTCGTTGTATTTTCTATCAACTTCTTTTCTAAGGGGGTTGACATTTGATAATGCAATCATTATAGTAGATGAATGTCAGAATTTAAACTTTCATGAGCTGGATACAATTATCACAAGAGTTGGCCAAGATTCTAAGATTTTATTATGTGGTGATTTTGGACAATCTGATTTACAAAAAACAAATGAAAAAAATGGACTACATGACTTCCTAAAAATCCTAGAGTCTATGGAAGAATTTAATTGTACAGAGTTTAACATTGGTGATATTGTTCGATCTGGCTTTGTAAGAAGTTATCTTATTAACAAAGTTAAAATGGGATTTGGTATTGACTAACATATATGTGAAGCCTACCCAAGAGGGTTGGCCAGAGTTTAAAATGAAATCCCCTGTAAAGGTTAAAACTCTACAGGGAACCAATATTGATAAATTTAATGAGGTGTTGGAAAATGATATTCGTGATGCTGGTGACAGACTACAACAGAAGACTGCTGCCAAGTGTCATATGACACGTTGGGACATGGATAAAAACTACGATTCATTTAAGAAGTTAGGTGAGTTGGTTATCAGTCTTGCTAAGACAATCCCTCTGGCAAATGCGACAAATGAGTCTGGTGATCCTAGACAGTACGATTACAATGTAGCTGATGCTTGGGGATTGATATATAATAAGGGTCAATTTACTAAGTCACATCAACACTGGCCTCATGTATGGAGTTTCACCTATTGCATTAAAGGTTGTAAGAAATGTGCTCCATTAGTTTTTCCAGATGCATATTACTCAGAATCTTTTACACAAGTCAAACCACAGAAAAGTCAATTAATTCTTTGGCCTGCATGGTTATACCATTCGGTTCCAGAACATAATTGCGACCATGAAAGAATTATGGCCGTTGGTAATTTAATTGTGGATTGGGAGAAGAGTCTTCGGCCCGTAACTGAACATAAACTTACCCCATCACCCAAAGGAGAATAAATATGAACATTGAACAACTTAGAGAACAATTAGAAGTGGATGAAGGATGTGAGTACAAGATTTATAACGACCATCTTGGTTACGCTACTTTTGGTATCGGCCATCTTGTTACGGAATCTGACGACGAATACGGACAAAGTTTGGGGTCCGCCGTTTCTTCTGAGCGAGTCGCTGAAGCC